GTAGACAGCGTTGCCTTCCACGGTGATGTCGCCAGCACCAGAGCGCGCAATCGTCGTATCGCTGGCAGCGCCAACATTGATCGCCGTGAACTGCGGGCTATCCCCGGTTCCCATGCCCAACAGCGCGAGCATCTCGGTTACGTCGGGAGGCCAGATAACGGATAGAGTACGGGTGCCTGCGCCCCAATTGACGGCGGCGTTGGAGTTTGTCGAACGTTCTACAGTAGTACGGGCAATGGTGTCGGGTGTGGCGTCCCCAACTGTGTAAGTACCCCATTCCCAATCATTGCTTGCGCTACCCGTAACAAGCACATGGCAGGTATTGGTATCACCTATCTCAGCTACGAATCCCAAATATGCATCAGGGATAGTAGCGTCAAGGCTGTAAGTGCCCGTGCCGGTCGTCGTGCTGGTTTGTCGGACACGGGGTTTTGGTGCGGAGAGTGCCATTTAATCAGCTTTCTGGTATCTTGACAGTCCAGCCTGTGGTGCTGACCGAGACGCCTGATTATCGTGCTATTTACGAGATCCTGATTATCGCGTTATTAGCATCGTTAGCGGGAAACTGGATCGTAAAGTCTCCTGCGCTGGACGATTTATCAGCGCCAAAGTTGATAACTGCAACTGCCGGATATGCCGCATGATTGGTCGTTGAACCCGTACCAGCGGTACTTAGAGTGCTGTTATAGATCAAAGCCCCTCTCGCACTGGAAATCGTGGAGGTGGACCATGTGCTGTCGGCGAAATCAAGAAACGCAGTAGGTACTGAACTGCTGTTATCCGACAAGGCAAGCGTAACACTCGCAAGGGAATTACCACCAGCCGTGTAAGCGGTGCCACTGACCTCGTTACTGGTTGTATAGCCCGTGGTGTCCGCATCAATAGACGAACTATCGGTAAACATCGCAATCTTGAACGTATCCGCTGTAATAGCACTCGAACCCGTGCGCGTATGAGGTGTCCAAAAATGAATGCCCGCCATCGCCTCTGTTTTGAAAGTCCCGCACATTGCGGATGTTCCAACTGCCATTACCATCTCCTTATGTTTTCGGCAATGCCCGCCATCGCCTCTGTTTTGAAAGTCCCGCACATTGCGGATACTCCAACGGCCCTTATAGTCTCCTTATGATCTCGGCTATGTCATCATGGCCCTGCTGTTTCATCCGAGACCACATGGTCGTTCTCTCACTCTGGGCCATTCTGTGCATATAGAAAACTAAAACTTCTTTCAACTTGTCTCTATGGGCTATCGCCTGATCCCGTATGACAGGAGGTGCATCCTCCGATACCAGAATGATCTTATTCAACGCCATCTCAGCCATTTCCTCGGCAGAATGGCCCCTGTTCGTGGACGTAAACACCCCCACATTACCAACACCGGCCTCTCCCTCCGAGGAGAACATCAGGCTACCTCTCTCCTGACACGGTCGGCCCTATATTGATCCCTGGTCTGCAACCCTTCTCCAAGGTTCTTCAGCCACTGTATGGATTCCTGGAAACGACCATCATACAGCGCCAGAAGATCCTGCTCTCCCTTCAAGAAGGTGTATGCCTCGACCAACGCTCCGTATAAAAGAGCCAGTTCCGCATTCGTACCCAGCCAACTCGTCCCGTCCGAAGAGGTAGTGATAGAGGTAGGCCGGTAAAAATAATGCAGCTCCATGGTGTAGTTGGAGTCTGGCGTAGGCGCTAGGAGAAAGGACGTATCATCCCAGTCAGCATAGTATTTGGGAACCCCAGTGGTGGCCGGATTAGGGGTATAGTCCTGTAGCATGGTAACTTGTTTGTACAAAAGAAATTCGTTACTGGAGCCGTTGACTACACTGAGGGAGTTTTGTGCAAGGAAATCTGTCGGTTTAGTAAGAAACTTGTTTGAAGACGACACAGAACCCTGCACAGACTTGCGGAATACATCAAGCTGGCACTCCTTCAGGATGCGCTCTTCTGCGTTCAGGATGAAGCGCGGCAACTGGCTGGCAAAGGTCGTCTCCGTGCTTTGCACGTAGTCCTGTATCGCAGTCTTGAGGGTCGTGTAGGTGTAAGCCATGGATAGCGCCTTATTACGTGATATATCCGTTGCCAAGGTCCACGACAGGTAGCGCCGGCAACGTCACCGGCCCCGCCGAGGCGCCGCCGCCGCCGCCATTTAAAGAACCTGTCGCGGCCGTTCCACTTGATGCCGTGAACGTGTAGAAGTCATCCTTGGTAGCGCTGTCCGTAGGCACTGTTATCGAATAACCGCTTGCAGCCTCAAGGACAGCTTCCGTAAACCCGTCAAAAGCCTCAACGGTTCTAAATCGAACAGTGTCCCCCGTTGACCGGCCATGACCGGGCTCGTTAACCGTTATAACAGCCGAACCGCTCGAGGAGGACCTGAAAGGGTTCAAGGTCAGAAGAACAGCAACTTCAGGTTCGACCCTATCGGGACGACTGATCCGCAAGGCTTGCGGGTCCGCCTGTACCCGCCTCGTCGTTAACTGGGGCTGTTTTGACTCATACTCGTCCGGCCCCACAAGGCTGCCATTCCATTCCTTCAACATCACCCGCAAAAGATACGCTCTACCAGAACGGTCAGAAAGGCCTAGCGCGTGTTTCGCTGAAGCGTATCGGGGCATTACCGTATACTCAGGGAAGAGTAACTGGGCACCAAGCGAAGAGCGACCCTTTCGGAATCCTCGCTTGCGGCCCTCTGAAACTCTTCGTCATAGATTTGTTTCAACAGAGTCATTCGTTGAGGGGACTTCTTTATCGACAAATAGTAAGCCAACCCAGCTGTAAGACAGGGCAGAAACCGGAACGGGATGTCCGCGGTATTAATGCCGGCATCTGCGTCTTGGATTCTCCGGACCCGGTAATAGATGAGTTCGTCCGTAGAATTTTCCGGGGAGGGCCACAAGGTTATGGTGGGTGTGATAAGACGATCAATGTAAAACTGCGACGGACGACCCTGTGTCGTCTTGCTTGGCGTATCCAGATAATCGCCGCGTCCTATCCGGCTTATACCCAAATCCGAGCTGTCTCTTCGTATCACCGCCTCTAGAACATCAACAGCGGCTTGGGCGTCCGAGAGATCCGGATCAGCCGAAATCGTAGTGGAAACACTGGCGTCGTCGCTATCGACGCTTGTTATCGTCTCGCCCGCGGTGAAAGGCCCTGATGGGACCGTTATGGTTATTGTGGTTGACGTTGGTTTGGTAATGATCTTAGCCGTAGACCCACTGGTTGAACCCGTGATGGTTTTCCCTGCGACCAGGTTGGCTGATGCGCCTACCGTAGCCGTGATAACTCCGATGGGGTAAGTGGCGATGGAAGATGTTGAAGAATCTTGGACAAGAGACTGTGTGATCTGATCAACAGTCCACAAATTTAATCCGCGATTAGCCCACTCAGCAAAAAGAAGGTTTAATGAGCGACGAGCAGTTTTTGCATCATATCCTGTCCTGAACTCGAGGCCGCACCTCTCAAAAGCCTCTTCCGTTATCTCGGCCATATCAAGGTTGAAGTTATCTGATCCTGACGTTGCCATGATACAAGAAACCTTTCGTGTTAACTCCAAAGAGCGCTCTTTATGGCGACCCCCAAATGTCCTAGGACCATCAGCCCTACAGCCCACATGACCTTTTGAACACTGTCCAACGATTTCTGCAAGTGGGGTAGATCGTTATTTTTTATGGTGTCCAGCTTCTGGTCCAAAAGCTTCAGATCTCCGCGGAGCGCTAGGATTTCTAATTCGTTCTTACGTCCCAGATTTTCTGCCGCAGCCATCACGATTTCCTTTTGGCAGCTCGCCTGCCCTCTGACGAAGCGATTTCTACAGCCTGCTTCCGGTCTGTCACCTTCCGGCCGCTCTTGCTGCCGCTACGCAGCCGACCCTTCTTGTACTCAGACAGGACCTTGCTGACCTTACGGGTCTGCGCTCTAGAGATAGCCACAAAAAATCCTCTGTTAGTATTCCTTCAAGCAGTAGAGAACCACTGCGTAGGTGTCTCCACTGGTGTGACCCACGGTCGTGAATTTTATATCACCTGTCTTACCACTAGCGGCAGCCACATTCGGAAGACCGCTAATGTCGGAGTAGTCCAAGGTGTCTGAATAGTCCGCAGGAAGCTGTGCTGCGATGACATTAGTAGAAGCGTTCCAGAGAACCTTGACGCCCATCCCAACATTCGTGAACACAATCTTCTGAAGA